TCTACATACTGGCGGTTCCAAAGTGGTTCCAAAAGAATGTTGCTGAAACGAGTAGCAAGTATGTTATTGACAGTATCTTTACCAAGATAATGGTCAATGCGATAGACTTGTTTCTCGCGTAGATGTCTAGCAACCACAGTTGATAGATTATCAGCAGATTTATAATCGTGCCCAAAGGGTTTCTCAATAACAACACGCGAGAGTTCTGGGTTGTTGAGGAGTCCTGCTTCTTTGAGATTGATGATAGCATTCTCATATCGTTCTGGGGGTACGGATAAGAAGTAAGTTGAATCATCTGCATCTGGTAGATTTTTCAATGAGTTTGGATTATCCAAATCAGTGCTAATCCAATCCAGACGATGGAGAAAATCTTCAGGATACTCTCCCAAAGATTCTACCCATGTTTGTTTCGCAATCTCACGACGAGATGTCCCTACAATCACAAGATTACTTGGAAGTAAATCTTTCTGATGTAGTTTATACAGAGCAGGGATTAGTTTTTTCTTTGCCAGATCTCCAGTAGCACCGAAGATTACTATCTGGTAAGTAAGTATTTCAGTGTGCGGTTCCGTTTCCATCATAGTCGTCCGAGTTATAGTAGTCATTTTCACCTTTTCGTAGCCCGAAATATATCGTGGCCAATACAAATGGTATTGCCACCCACTTGAGTGCTTCACCTAACATCATGACCACCAAACATTGCTCGCATACCATTCAAGACTTTGTTCGCAAATCGTCCAAGTCTTCTGGACTCAAATCTTGAGTAGAGAGCAGTAGTAATAACAGGGGCTGGAACACCGAGATCCACAGCACTGTGAACAGTCCAACGACCCTCACCACTGTCTGATACTCCCCCATCGAACTTGCTAAGCTCTCGATCGCTGCGTAGTACAGTAGCGGTAAGATCAAGTAACCAACTACCAACAACGCTACCACGACGCCATAACTCAGCCACTTCAGCAACATCAATATCATACATATAATCTTGAGGACAATCCATTGGAGCGACCTCAGCATCTCCTTCCTTGACATACTGTGCTCCTGCATTTGCCTCATGTAAAATGTTGAATCCCTCAGCATATGCTTGCATGATTCCATACTCAACACCATTGTGAACCATCTTCACAAAGTGACCAGCACCTGCAGGTCCACAATGCAACCAACCATGCTCAGCAGAAGTCTCATAACTTAGAGGATCAGTGCGAGAGGCAGACCCGATACCTGGGGCGAGTGCCCTGAAGATAGGAGCGCAGACGGATACTGCAGTATTTGCACCACCAACCATAAGACAGTATCCACGCTCCAAACCGTAAACACCACCACTAGTACCACAGTCAAGATATTGGATGCCCAGTTTAGACAACCTTTCTGCCCTGCGTCTAGAGTCTTTAAAATTGGAATTGCCATGATCAATAATAATATCGCCTTCCACACAAAATTGTAGTAGCTCATTGAGTGTGTCCTCTACTGTTTCTGCTGGTACAACCATCATGTAAACGCCAGGACCTTTGCCACTGACTACTTGAACAAGGCTTTGAATAGAAGTGGTATATCCACTGATATAACCCGCTTCATATTGTGCCTCAGCTTTTTGAACATTGTTTCTATACCCATGCACTTCATGTCCTGCTTTGATAAGACGACGAGACATGCCCTCGCCCATTCGTCCTAATCCAATAATTCCTACTTTCATTTTTTAAATAAATCCTCTACTTGTTTTCTGGCATCTGCCATCTTTTGTTTTTCGCGTTCAGAATGTTTGTATCCATTCTTCCCATGTATGATAAAATGTCCCTGACAAAACATAGTTATGCCAAATCCAAATAAGAGTATAACTCCTATCCATTCTATAATGTGATCTTGAGCCATGGTAATAATGGTGGTATTACTCCAATCAATCTTAGTAGTCCTTCAGCAAATAAAGCAAGAACCACCCAACCGACGCACATACTAATGATAGAAGCATTACGGTTGTGTCGTCGTATTGCTGCATCAATCATCTCCTGAACTTTTTCTTCAGTTAGTCTTTCGGGGGGTTCAATATCCTTACCCCAATTCTTGAACATTAGATTTTCTCCATAGCGAGGTTTAGTTCGTAGGCATGATGCAGTTCATCATTCAAGATCTCAAGGATCTTGTCATCGTGACCATTCAAAGCAAGATACTTAGTATATGTAGTAGCAGCATGAATCTCTACTTCATACGACAGATGGTATGCAGACTTAGGAGCCACCCAATAATAAACCACATTGATCCAATAATAGACAAGGACGAGGTGTTTGGCAACAAAGCGATCGATAAAATAAGCATTACCGCCCCTGCTCTCCATATATTCCAGATGTTCTGTTTCATTGACTGACTGCTCGAAGTGTTGTTTCATCAATTGAAGGTGCTCAGGACCACGCAATCCCATACTTTCACGAAAATGTAATACACTCAAGAAAGCAAAATAGGGTGCCCGAGCAATTTCCTCAAGCACCCAAAAACGTTGATAGTCTCGACCTCTATAAAGATAATCAATAATTGAAATAGTAAGATTCAGAATAAACTCGTTGAAAGCTTTCATGGATTGCGAGGATCAATGCCTAAACTAATTAGGTAATCTCTCCACCAATCTGGATCTTTGTGTTTCCATTTCGGAACAGAAGTACCCTTATCTGAATAATATTGAAACAAAACTTCATCTATAATCTGTGCGACTTCCATATTCTTCTTCCTCTTCATCAACGTCCTCATATGCATTGACCACATATGGTCCATGGGGTTTTCTAGATTCGGATCTGACATATCGTTGCTCATCATTTACAGCAGAAATCCAAACAGATAATTTCATGATAATCCAAATCAGTGCTAAAGGGGTAAAACATGCGATCAGGATTACAGATTTCATAGTTATGCACTTATGGGATTGTTATCTTTATCGTGCCTCTGATACGTTCCAGGAGTCCTGGCAGTATTATCAGCATTTCTTGCTTGATATGTTCCAGGAGTTCTCACAGTGTTATCTGTATTACGTGCTTGGTAGTCACCATTGTAATCTCTGTAAGTCACAGTGCTCCAACCCTCAGTACCAGAAAACTGATTGACAGTTGTAAATCCTGGTTGGGGATCATCTGGATCGTTATTAATGTCTCGTCTGACGTAGTTAGTGTTTGCCATTTTAGTTATCTACGAGGATCATATCAAAAGTAGCACCGCCGCCCATGGTGTTCCCAGAGATTGCCTGAACTTCCAGGTCAGTCTTTTCAGTAAATTTCAGAGGAACTGGATAGTCATAATTCATAGGTGTAGCAAATGTTCCTAGTTGTGCTTTGGTGTTGAATGCTCCACCGAAAGGTCTTGCTACAAATCTAAAGATACAATCTTTCTGCTTATCAACAGAACATTGGAGCTTCATAAGGTAAGCAGTTTTGCCAGCAGGAACGGTATAAACTGACATTAGTGTTTGTCCTGCTCCTGCTAAAATAAATGCCCTAGCAGCACTATCAACTGTAACAGTAATCAATCCAACATTAGTTGTCTCACCAGATGCTGGAGTTTTTACAAATGCTCTAAACACACGAATAAAATTGACAGCACCTGCTGCTCCACCAACAGTAATGTCTTCCGAAGCAAGAGCATAGTTTTCGTCCAATCCAGATACTGTGATTACAGCACCAGCATCATCCGTACTTCCTGAAGTTGCTGTTGCTCCACCAGCAGTTCCAATATATGGATATGCTGTAGTTCCGTCCCAGATTGCTTGATATGTAGAAGCAAATGATGTTCTATATCCAAACTTATTGACGTGTGAATATCCATCTAACAGTCCAGCAGCAATAGGAATGTTAGCAGCAGCACCATAACTGTTGAGTGGATTGCCGTTTTCATCGGCAATCATCACTACCTCAAAAATTGAAGTACCATTGTTTAAAAATTCTTGTGATTGTTTATTCCATTGTGCCATTTTTTATTCCTCAGCAGTTCCAAGCTCTAAGTGACTTATTGATTCTGCTATCGGGATCGTTAGCAGTTTTGGAAGAAGTAAGTTTCTTCTTCATACCAGACATTCTGGCGCAGAAAGATTTACGACGAGGATTGCCAACTTCCTTTGAAGGTGCTTTTAGATCAGAACCAGGATTTTCTCTTTCGTAGGACTTACGTCCCTTCTCATTGAGACCACCCTCTTTATTCTTTCCT